ATACAATAATCAATCTTTTCCCCAGGCAATAATGTTTTTCCAAATACATTTTGAGCCATTACCTCTTCAATCGGTTTTTGTTCTTTTGCTTCTTTTTTCTTTCCAAAAAGTCCCATTTTCCAATCTCCTTTTGTTGGTTTTATACCGTGCCCCCATTGCGTAATTCAATAGTGGACTTGTATTAGTCCCATTATAGCACACACTTCCCCGTAAAATAAAGAAAAAAGGACTAATATTAGTCCAGAAAGGGGCCGCAATGTTACAAGTCAAAATAAAAGATGATACTGGAAATACCATAGGCCAAAATATAAGAAGAATTAGAAAATCACGCAATATAGGGCAAACCGCTCTTGTCCGTGATTTACAATTACTTGATATAGACATGACCCGTGAAGCATTGGTAAAAATCGAAAGGGGAATACAACATATACAGTTGAGCCAATTAAAAGGTATTCGTGATGTTCTCCAAACAACTTATGATGAATTACTGGAAATACATTAGACAAAAAGGGCACGCCTTTCATTGACGTGTCCTTTCTCCGTGACATATTAAATTCCTTGCACGTCCCTGGCGGACGTATTCCAAAAGGCGGTATTGATAATTACTATCTCAACATAGCGTTGACTTTTGCCTGGACCTCATTGTAATTATACCCTGCGGCTTCCAGGCGGTTCTTTCTCTCTTTCCCGTTGCCCCATTTCCCGGCAATTACTTCCTTGGCTACTGCGGTCACGCTCTTTGTTGCGGCGGCGGTGCCTTTCAGTAAGGCATTTACCTGGTCCTGGACGGCTTTGTAATTGTACCCGGCGGCGGTAAGGCGGTTCTTTCTGTCCTCTCCGTTGCCCCATTTCCCGGCAATTACTTCCTTGGCTACTGCGGCCACGCTCTTTGTGACCTGGGACCCGCTCCCGGTGGCTTCCTTGTCATACTTTGGCACGCCATAACCACGGATATAGCGGCCATTTACGTCCAATGTCCTGCGGCCTACGGCATTGTTTTTATTGCCCTCGATAACGGTAATCTTTCCGCCGCTCACGCTCTCAACAATGCCCACATGGTCCGGCCACCCGGTACAATCCCCGGCCCCGGTATCGTCCCAATCGTAAAAAATAATGTCCCCAGGGCTTGGCGTCCTGCTATCGCTTTCCTGCCATTCCCCCAGGTTCTTGAATAATGCAATCATCTGGCCGCAACCGCACTCTGTCGGTATAATGCCAGTCAAACCGCACTTGATAGCCACGGCGGAAACAAAGGTGGCACACCAGGCGTCTGTATATTTGACTTTGTAACCCCTCGCCAATGGTTTATGACCGTTGTACACGTCAATAATGCCCTTGTGGGTGCCGTCCGCTTCATTTCGGCCAATCCACGCCCTTGCCTGGGCTAATACTGCACTTACTAATTTTGCCATGCTTCCGGCTCCTTTCACATCATACTGCTGCAAATCGTACTGTGTAACAATCCTCATGGTATTGTCCACATACTTGCTACTGGTTGCGTACCCGTCCGCCTTAATGGTTCTAAGGTACGTTTCCGGGTCTGTAATGCCCCGTAAATTCTGATACCTGGACAACTGGATAAACTCAAAATAACCTTTCACGCCCTCTTCCATGTTGTCATACACCCGGAAATTGTCCTTAATCTGTGTAAGGGTTCCCGGGGTATATTCTTCCATGGTGGAAAGGTTTACGCTTTTCCCGGTCCATTTTGTCCCACATTTCAGTCCAAAATAATTATGGTACACGGCGGCCAGTCTGCTTTCTCCCCAACCGCTTTCAAGTATTGCCTGGGCAATAATAGGGCTATGTACTTTAATCCCGTACCCGGCAGCATACTTTTTCACATATCCGGCAATTTGTTTTATAAATTCCTGTTTTTCCATACCCTTATGCTTCCTCTTCTGTCACTTCCACCGTTGTTTCCACTCCGGCGTTTGCCTGGTCTGTAAGCCCCTCGCCAATGATATAGGCCGCAACGGATGCCCCGGCCATAATGAGTGCCGTTACCTGTGTGGCGGTGTTCTCTGCTCCGCCAGTCGCAACAATCATCATGGAAACAAAGGATGCTACCGCCGTCCACATTTTACGGCTTGTCAATTTTCTTACCCAATCAATCTTTTTCATGGTGTGTTTCTCCTTTCCTTTATTCCAAAAGCCCTTTACGGCTTATGGTTTGTGTTTCCTCATAAATCCCTTTTATGCCCTGCTCTGTCAAAAAGTCTTTTTGTTCATGCTTGATTTTCCGGGCATATTCCAGGGCGGCTTCTGTTTCTCCGTTTGCGTGCCCGTTCTTTAGTGC